CGGGTCGGGCAGTCCGCGGCGCGCTGCAATTCCGGCATCGATGCGGCTAGCAAGGCCGGCGCGGTATTTCCGGCCGTACTCATCCAGCGTCTCGCCGGGCAGCAGGCCATCGCCAGCCGGAACTCCCTCACGCGGCATCCGCCCGCGGGCTTCCATGGAATCAGCAGACTCCGGGCCTACTGGTGGCGTGCGCTGCTTAAGCCGCACCTCGGGCTCAACGGCGATCGGCACGTCGGCCGCATCAAGGTTGGCATCCACGTTAGGGGCCTGCTGCCCCGGGCTGCCGCGCGACCCACCAAATCGACGCCCGTGCTCTTGGATGATAGCGGCGCGATACTCGGGGTTGTTCAAGAAATACTCTGGGTGCATGCGCAGCTGATTGTGCGCCAGCATCACCTCATCGTCAGTGCGCTTCGATAGGTCTAGGGCCATTGTGTTACTCCGCTCTTACGTTGTGCTCGGTGATCTGCGGCCCTGCGCGCGGCGTGTGCCGTGCGGCAGCATTGGGCCGCCCGTAGGCTTGCCGGGGAACTGGGCGTTGTAGCCGGGCCGGACTCCGCGCCGCGCTTCCTGCGGTGGCGGAGCGGGCGTCCTCGCCTGCGGGTTGTTGCGCAGACGATCACCCGCCTCCTGGAGCTTCCGTACCTCGGCCATGATCTGCTGGGCCTGCGGGACTTCGCCGCCGGCCTGGGCACGCATGGCGTTTAGCCGATCCAGAAGAGCCTGGGCCTGCTTGTAGTAGTCGCTGGCCTGATCGCCCGGCGTGAAGTCCGGCTGCCGTCGCTGCTCATTCCCCATGGCGAGGAGTCTGTCGATCTCCTTCTGCATGGCAGCCGCTTCGGGAACCTCGCCGCCAGCGGCGCGGCGCATGTCATTGAGTCGGTTGATGAGAACCCGGGCCTGGGCCGAGTAGTCCTGCGGCGCCTGCTTGACCTGGGGCTGCACTTCCTGCGGGGCGACCTGCGGTGGCGGCTTGGTCTCTGCCGAGAGTTCAGCTTCACCGCCGGAAGTCACCGCCGGCTCGTCATCCCGAGCAAGCATTGCGGCGGCGCCAGCCCCAGCGGCGGCAGCGGCAGGAGGAACCCACCGAGGCATACCGCCACCGCTTGCCGGAGGACCGGGGAGACGGGGCGGCGGTGGGGGTGGAAGGCGCTGCATAAACGGCTGGTTGCCAAGCGAACGCCACATCTGATTGGCGTACTCGTCATCCGGCGTGTTCCATCGCGTCGGTGCCCGCCCCTGCGCGAGCTGCCGAGTGAAATCGTCCGCGATCACCTCGGGCACCGACATGGCCCTGGTCTGTCCCGGGATGCCCCTCGGCGGCGCCGGGATCATTCCGGTTCCTGGGCTCTGCGGAACACCGGGGCCAGAGACTGCCCCCGGCGCGCCAGGGCCACGCGAACCATAGGGGATGAGGCCGCGCGGCTCTTCGCCAAACGGCAGTTCCTTCTGCCGCAGCGTGCGGATGGCATCCTCGCTGGAGATCCCCTTGCGGGCCAGGAGCTTGTACGCCTCATAGACATCCTCGGGCGCAGCGCCGGCCCGAAGCCTGCCGGCCAGCTCGGGGTTCATGGAGGCGACGGAGTCCATGTTCTCCATCACGGCCTCACGGGCAGCCGGGTTGGCACCAACACGGGCCCCAAGAGAAGGCGGGGTGGCCGGAGCAGGGGCAACCTGCTCGGGAGCCACGTACGGAGTCGCAGGCCCAGGCAGCTTCATCTCGCTGCCAAACTGCGCCTTGGTCGCCGCACGGTAGACATCGTCGGCCGTGGCCGTGGAGATATCCAAGCCACCTTCAGCGATTGCCCGCTCAATGCGAGAGGTCGGGAGGCCAGTGGCACCCTGGATGCGAGCGATGAATTCCGAAAGCTGGGAGACGCGGCCCGCCATTACTTCCTCTTCTTCTTGGGAGCGACCTCGCTCGCCTCATCATCCTCGCCCTTCGCCTCAAGATCGAAGGCGTCGTCGCTGTCTTCCACCTGGGGAGTGTTCGGTTTCCCGTGCATCTCCTCGTCCAGGTCGGCCAAGTCGTTCTTCTCGGCCTTCTTCTGGAGCTTGGCGAGGATCTTCTTCTCCTCGCTGTCGCTGGCAGTGAGCATCTGCTGCACCATGCGCTTGAGCGCAGAGTTGGTGAGATCGTCAAGGTTCAGGTCGATGCGAGCCATCAGTCGAAGAATCCTTTAAAGAGGCCGCCAAGCAATCCCATGACCATCTGCTGCCGCTGGAGGCCAGCCATTTCGTTGGCGTAGGCGTTCTGCTGCTGAAGCGCACCGAGCGCTTGAGCCTGCGTCTCCTGCGCCTGCTGCCCCGCAAGCTGCGCGTTGGCGTTGTAGGAGGAGTTCTGGAGGTTCTGGCCGTACGCATTGGCAAGGCCATCTGCCAGCGCCTTGGCGGAGTCGCTGCCGGCCACCGCCCACTGGCCAGCGCCTCTGGAAAGCCCGGCGCGGTCACGGGCCTTCACCAGGAATCGCGGGTCCGCGTTGGCGTACGCCTCGGCCACGCGGTTGTTGAATGCCCCGGTCATCGCCTTGGGCGAAATGCCAGAGGGCGGCGTTTGATTGAGGTTGACGGTGTTCATTTAAAACAGGCCCGACAGGAGGCTGCTCATAAGTCCGGTGGCATTGCCGAGTCGCTGGGTCGCCAAGCCCTGCTCGTTCTGCTGGGCCTGGGACATCTGCTGGAGGCCCTGCAAGACGAGCTGACGCTGCGCTTCCTGCTGCTTGAGCTGGTAGTCCGTGTTCGCCTTGTCGGCGGCGACGGCGTAATCAGCAGCGTTGCGCTGGCCGTATGACTGGGCGAGGTCCAGGTAGTTGCTGCCGAACTGCGAGTGCGGCGGGGCGACAGCAAACGCGGCCATGTCCCGCAGTGGGCTAGCGGCGGGCGGCTTGTTTTGGAGTGTTGTGTTGTAGGTCAGCATTCTGCGTTACCGCCATCTCCGAGCCACGTTGCGCCGCCCGCCCTCGGCAGCGTCTCGCGCAAGGTCTTCCATCAGGGCCACCGTATGAGTGGAGGGGTTGTAGCCAACCCTGCGCTCGTTGATCACCTCGCCCATCAGCTCGTCCATGAGTTCTTCGCGAGTCCTGGGGCGAGTTCCAAACAGGCCACTATTCCCCCAAGAATCCCGCCACAGGTCGCCCACGTTCTGGTTGGCCGTGCCGAAGCCGCTCGTCAGATCACGCTGCGTGCCGCCGATCTGCCGGCCGACCGTGCCATAGCCGCTCTCCATCTGGGCGGCCAAGGCCCTGTAGGGGTTGTACGAAGCCTCGTTCCGCTGGTTGGCATAGAACTGATCCATGCCGCGGCCGGAAGCGCCGTAAGCCTGATTGCCAAGGCCAACCAGACCACCCAGCGTCTGGTTCAGCATCTGACTCGGCATGTTGCGCGACGAGTAGTGCTGCATGTCAAGCTGCTCGCGGCCACGCCGGGCTTCGCCAAGCATGTCTTCTGGCAGGTCGCGGGACATGAGGTTCTGGCGGAGCCCGGCGAGCCCTTCCAGCGCCGAGCCACCTCCACCGCCGCCAGAGGAACGGCTGCCAGTCATGGAGAACCCGCCGGCCTTTTCGTCCCGGTACTCGTTTAACGTCCTGACTCCTGCCGGCGCGTAAACTCTTGGCGCAACCTCCCGTAATCCGCCGTAGGAGCCAGAGGCTATTTGGCCGTCCGGCCCGCTGGCAGAGAATCCGCCACCACCACCTCCACCGCCGCCGAACATGCCGCTGATGTTGAGGTTGGCCAGCGCATTGGCTCCCACCTGCGCCTTGCCGATATTGCCGTAGGCGTCACCCAGCTGGCCCAGCGCCTGATTCCGGGAAATGCCGTAGTTCGACAGGCCGGACTGATTGGCCTGATGCATCAGGCCCACTGACTGGTTATACGACTGCTGATTGCCCTTCCATGCGTCGAAGGCAGAGTTGGCGGCGCCGCCGTACGCACCCAGCGCGGCAGAACCGATGTTGCCGGAAGCAAGCTGCCGAGCCGCCTCGGCCTGCGCAGCGGCGGATGCCCGTGCTCCTCGCTCGTTGGCCTGCTGGGTAGCGAGGTTCGCCAGACCGCCCATGTAGGAGCCGTAGGCGTTCGCATAGGAGTTTCCCATGCTTGCCAGCCCCTGGCCGTACGTGCCGTAGGTCTTGGCGTACGTGTCGGCAAACTGGCTCGGGGCCTGCCCGGCGCCGGTGTAATAGCCGGCCGTGCTGGTAAAGCGAGGGTTGGGCGGTCTGTAGCTAGACATATCTTCTCCTTACTGACTATTGTCCGCGTCAGGGGCCGTAGTAGCGGATGGCCCTAAGTTGAGGCTGCCCAGCCTTGACTGGCAGGGTAATTTGGAAGGGGTCCACGGTGACGGTGCAGGTCTCCGCGTTAAAATGGATGGCATCGCCAGGGATGACTACTAGCCCCTCCGCCGGGCCGATAGCAGGCAGGGAGTCCAGGAATGCGTCGGCCTTAGTTCGCGGCTCAAATCCGCCACCGCCATCCGCCCCGGGTGCGCCGTCGTTGCCGCGGTCGCCCTTGTCGCCAGGAGGCCCGGCTGGACCGGGCTCTACGGGGAAGTTGTTGATGTAGCGGACGTTGAAATTATTGGTGGTCAGATTCTCGGTCGTATGGTTTGTGACGTAACTGTTCTCAAAATAGGAGTTTCCGCCTACGTTGAACGTCGGGCCGCCGTAGTAGTTGTTGGTGTTGAACTCGGGTTGTGTCCGAAAATCGAACTGCGAGCCCGCGTAGTTGTTGGTGTTCCAATTGTGGGAGTAGCCGGGGAAGTCCGTGAAGCCGCCCCCGCCAGCCCGCGGCATAATGCCTTGGTAGTCGTTGGGGTTCCACCTCCCGCCGCCGGGCTGGAAGCCGCCGGGCAGCTTGCCGGAGTCCGGCTGCACATTCACCTGCCCGCGATGCGTCAGGGGCTGGACGCAATTGCCGAGAGCCTGGACGAGCTGCTTCAGCGCCGCATCGGGTAGAACGCCCGCCAGGGCCTGAACGATAGCCGGCGCGGCTTGCGTAAGCATCAGGCACTGGCTCCCGAGACAGAGATGCCGTAGATCGTTACCGGAGCCGTTGCGGCTTGCGTGCCCCCCAGCGCCACGGCCACATGCCTATCACCGCCCGAGGATCGATCATCCACACGCCCGGCGTAGTGCGCCCGAGCCTCGCCGGTAGCATCGCCCAGCGCAGACCTCTGGCGATTCATGTTGAGGACAGCCTGCGTGCTGCCGCCGGTAGTTGTGAACCCGACTCCGCGGTCGGTAGTGATGGCGTTCGCCCGCGGGGAGCTAGAGCCGTTGTAGTGCAGCCGGAGTTGCAGTTCCGTATTGTCGGACGTTGGCTGATACAGGATCGTCACGGAGCGGTCGCCCTGCTCGTTAACGAGTGGCATAGGGCCAGAGCGATATTCGTACGCGATTGCATTGCCATCATCTGCCAGACCGGAGTGCTTCTTCCACGCCCCGCCAGCCGTGCCGTTGATCTGCTCGCGGCGGCCGTTGATGACCACGTTGCACGCGGAGGTGACGGCGGCTGGGTAGGTTTCCTCCCACCACGCCTTCGTCGCTACGCAAAAGCACAGGGCTCGCACGGGAAGCGAGTCGCCAGTGCGGCAATAGTAGAATCGGATCACCTTGGCGACCGTGTCCGCGTGGACATGGAAGGAAGCCGACTTGGAGAAGTCGATGATGCGGTCGCGCCAGTAGTTGTCCACCGGCACGGATATGGCGTCGACTTGGCTTCCGTCGTACGCATACATGCCCTGCGAGTCCACCAAGAACGCCACGCCGGACAAAATGCCCCAGCAACGGTTGTGCAGGACTCCGCGGTGCGCCGACAGCATGAAGGACGCATCCAGGATCGGCTGCGCGACGTAGGTCAGCTTGTAGAGATGGTTCTTCTGGGCGACCACCAGCTGCGGCCCCAGCGGGATGAGTGCGGTGATCTCGTCCTTCTCCGTCACGTTCTCCTGAAGCAGCAGCTCGTTTTCGGTCGGCACGCTCTCCGGCTCGTCAATCTCGGAGTACATGAGCGCGTTGGGCCGCGCGCCTATGGTGTCAACGGCATACCATGCGCGGTCCTGGAACATGCAGGCCACGGCGAAGTTGCCCGGCGGCACCCCGAACCGGCGGGCGTTGATCTGGCCGCTGGGCATTGTGACCGGCATGAGTCCGTAATCGGCACGCGCGGTGTCCGTCAGGTCGTCATCGGAAAATGAATCGGAATAGGATGTGGTCCCGATGGTCAGCCGAGCGACCCGGAAGAGAATCACGGACTGGTCGGCGGTCGTTCGCCACAGCTCAACGTGCGTCACCCGGGCGTCTAAGGCTGTGGCCGGAAGTGCCCACGTAAATGTTCCGGCCCCGGCCGCGCTATCGACCTCAACTAACTCCGAGATGGAAGACGGGATCGGCCCGCCCATGGACTCCTCTGTGCTGTCCGTAAATCGGATGCAGCACCTGTACTCCCCGGCCATAGACTTGGCCATTGTGGCCTGCGCCTTGGCCGTGGTGTCTGCGACTGCGCACGTTGGCGGCTTGGAGTACTGCCCGCCGCTGATGACGGTCACAGCACTGATGTTGCCGGTACTGTTAACGGTCGCCACGGCGGAGGCGCCGCGACCGCTGGCATCGTCCGTGGCCGCGGTAAATGTCAGCACCGGCGCAACCTTGAATCCCTGCCCGCTAGCCGAGACCGTCACGGCGTTCACCGCGTACTGCATCTGCACGCCCACCACGGCGCCCGTCCCGCCGCCACCGACAATGGTCGCCGTCACGCCGGTCGTTGTGGCTCCCGTCCCGCCCGACAGGATGCGGATGCCATCCACGCGGCCAAGCTGATCCACGTTCACCACCGCGGCCACGCCCGTCAGGCCCTGGCCCGTTGAGAACTGAATGGTCGGATTGGTGGTGGCGTTGGAGGTGTAGCCAGACCCGTGACTGGTGATGTCAACGCTAGCCACCTTCCCAGCCACACCGAGGCTGAAGGCAGCCGCGTTGGCCATGCCGCCAGACATGGTGACGGTTGGCGTTGTGAGATACCCGGCACCCGAGTCCTGCACGCGGACGGCGGTGACCCGACCGTTGAAGACCGTTGCCACGGCCGTGGCGGGGCGAGATGGTGTGCCGCCAGAAAATTGCACTTCGGGCGCCGAGCTATAGCCCACGCCGCTGTTGATGATCTGGACCGCCGTCACCCGGCCTGCACCAGTCGTTGAGGACGTTGTCGCAACGGGCCCAACACTCGGCGGATGAATCCCAAGCGGCACGCTGGTAGTGGCGTCAGGAGAAATGCGTATCCCCCTGCCCATGCCATCAACGCCGTAGAGCCAGTCCTTGCGATCCCGGAAGAAGCACATTGGCCTCACGGTCGAACCAGCAAAGGCGTAGGCCGTTCCGGCAGCCCCGGTTCCGCCGCCACCAGTGAAGGAGATGGTCTGGGCGGAAGTGTTCCCTGTCCCAGCGGAGATAATCGCTATGCCAGAGACGCGCGTGCCGGCCATGATGGCCACGCCAGTGCCGCTGCCAAAAGATACGGTTGGGGGCGCCGTGTAGCCGGATCCTCCGCTGACCAAGGTGACGGTATTGATGCCGCCAGTTGTTCGCGTGGTCAGGACGCTCAAGTCGGCCCTCCAGCTGAGAGAACTCTGCCGGCGGAGTCTTGGAACAGAACAATCTCTACGCCGCGAGACTGTCGGAAAGACGCGAGGATCGGCAGGGTTGCCGACTCGCTGGAGGCGAACGACACCGCGTTCATCCCCGGGCGCACTGTGAGCTGACCGGGGGTGAGTACTTGCAGGTTGACCTGGGTCACCGCAGCGCCTGGGGGCAGTGAGTACTGCCCGGCGTTAGTGGCAAGCCCGGCCCACTTCTCAATGATGATCATACGCCGCGGTCCACCTTGAGCGGGCTGCGCCACCCGCCGTCATGGTAAATCTGCCGACTGCGCCCCGAGAGCGGAGCCAGTTGGTCGCGTTCCAGGGCCATGCGGAGATCGCGCTGGTACATCTGGAGCGCCTTGTCTTCACCAGACTTCCGAATCCTGGCCAGGAAGTACTGGCACGCCGCATCCATAACCGCTCCCATATGAGGCGCGATGTCGATGGGGTCTGTGATGAGGTACTTCGCACTGCCGGCTATTGTGCCCGAGACCTGCGTCTCCAGGGCCGTGGAGCTGGTCACCGAGGTGATGATGGACTCCGAGGCATACGGAGTCAGAGACTCAATCGGCCCGGGGAAGTTAGTTGTGTCACCGACCCGGAGGACTGCGCCATCAAAGCCAGCAACGAACGTGGTAGCCCCAGACAGGGTGACGGTCGTTCCCGAGCGAGCAATGGTCCCAGCCCGGGAGTTCGCCTCATGGCCGGAGTACCGCAGCGACCTGGGCAGCCTGCGATAGGTGAAGTCGACCGTCTCGGTCTTGATCGGGTAGCCAATGAGCTTCATCACCCACTGGCCATTGAGTTGCAAGATCGTCCAGTTGTACGGAGCGCCCGTGGCTTTCCAAATCCGCTCCAGCTTCATCGCCTGATCTGGCGTAATGTAGAGACCGCTCCACCAGTTGTATTCCGAGGACGGCTCGTCCAGGTTCCTGAAGTCTGACGGCATCGGGTACAGCGTGCGATAGAACGTGTACGGCTGCGCTGTCAGGGTCTCCGGGAACGTGACTGCGGGATCTAGCGTCAGGACCGTGCTGGAGGTGCGCTCCGATACCGCGGCGATGCGCGTCCCAATGCGGACATGCCCGTAGACGGCCCATGTTGGCCAAGTGCCGCCGGTCAGGGTGAGCTGGTTGGTCGATGTGCTAAACGAGACCGTGCCCGTCGAATACGGCGGGTCCGTGATGACGCGGCCATGCACCTGATAGCAGGACCAGTCCCGCACCGAGGTGACCTCGTCGTACGCTTTGTGAATGGCAGACCGGATGTCCCGCTGCTCGGCGTCTTGTGGGCCGCCGAACGATGCGGTGATCAGAGATTCGATGAGGTCAAAGTAGGTTAGCATGCGTCACGGTATTTGGATAAGTCACACCGGCAGCGGCGGATCGGGCGGCAAGAGCGCCACCGCATCGGCCCACGGCATGACAACGACGCTCGCGTTCAGCACCGCCTTATCGGCCGCCGCCCACATGGCCTCCAGAAGCCCGCCTGGCCTTACCTCGGTCAGCACGTCCGCACAGAGCATCAGCCGCCCATCGGTCATCTGGCGCGGCACAGGGCGGCACTTGTCGCTCCCATGCTCGGCGTGAATCTCCGCGAGCCGCTGCGCCAACTGGACATCGAACACCAGCGCCCACTGCCGTGAGCCTTCGTAGGAGATCGGTAGCGCGAGGTCGCCGAGCGTCATGGGATGGCCGCTCCGATGGCGTTGTAAAGCGTCGTCACGCGCGAATCCAACAGAGACAGCGTCAGATTTTCGCCAATCGAATAAAAAGCCAGCCGCGCTGCGCTAAAGGATGAGGCACTTCCGTTCGTATTTGCGGCAAAAACGAAAATATTGTTGGCATTTGGAACAACCGACGCTGTTGAAAATGAATTGTTTGTTGATTTAGCGCGCCCCACAACAGCAGTGCTTGCCGAGCGGCTCACTCCTACAAAGTCATCTGACGTGTCAAGTGCAGAAACCCAACTATTAGAACTGCTATTCCTCGCGTTGAAGAAATATCCCAGCAAGGAGCCAGGGTAAAACAGTTGGACAGTGCGCAGAGTTCCGCCTGAGTCGTTAAACACTGCCATCCATGCAGGGAATACGTTGGAATTATTTCCGCTGTCCAGCGTGCTCCCAAACACAGAAGCATGGAAGGAGTTCTGCGGGTCGGCATTACCTGCGCGGTTGGTGTTTAGGTACTTATTGCTGGCGTTGCCAACCAGCCCCGTCTTTCGGTTGTAGTCGCCGGAAACAAAATTGACATTCGTCGGTGCCGTTCCGGCTAGCGGCGTCAACGCACCGGAAAGCGTCCTCGCCCCCATAAGGATGCAGGACGCTTTGATGGCAGACCAGATGCCGTCCGCCTTGCAGCCGACGACGAAGTCGGTGATGGCTTTTCGCACCGCTGGCTCCAGCGACTGCTGATCGGCGTCCTGGACGGCGGCGATATACCGCAGCGCGTCCGTGTCGCCGGAAAGGATCGGGCGAAGCAGTCTGGGGGACATTGGCATCGGCGTCAGCCCTTCAGGACGGCCGTCATGGCGCAGGTGGTGCCGCCGACGATGACGGGCACAACGTAGGGCATGGAGAAACACCCGTCCGGGATGCCAATGCATCCCACGGTGAGGGAGGAAGTCACGGCCGAGCCATCGGCGTAAATCTGCGTCGGGGTCACGGTCGGGTGGACGGTGCCGTGCCAGTTGATGCGCGTGCCGCCCCCGGTGTTGGCCACCATCACCACGCCGCCGGCAAACGGCCCAAACGGAATGCTCCCGGCCGTGGTGGCCGCGGTGGAATTGGCCGTAATAACGACTGACGAATAGTGCCGAGCAATGTCGTTCATGTCCTCCCCTTCAGCTTGTAGGCATGCTTCTCAATAATCTTCTCCCGCAGCTCGCCCTTCTTGGCGCGCGGGTTGGTTTTCAGCGCCTTCCGCATCTCATCCTTGATGATGGACTCGGAAAGCACCGTGGTCTGTCGGGGCGCAGGGCCCGGGTCGTAGTTGACGCTCCCCGACACGCTCATCCGGCGGGCCTTGGCCACGCGGAGAACGTCATCGTTGCTCGTCACCCACGCAGCGGGGTCGCGCCAGCCGCGCTTGTCCGCGATGCCGGCGCAGTAGTACTTGCCGGAGATGTTGATCCCAGCCGACTTGGCTTCCTGGACCATGTAGTTGGCCTGGAGCTTTGGCAGCGCGTCCAGCTGCTGGTTGTTCTGCCGACCCTCCAGGAACGCCCGGTCGGTCCCCTTGGTGCCGGGGGCGATCTGAAGGGCGCACATCGCAGCAAAGCGCTCCGACTGGCCGTCAGCGATCATCTTCTTGTAGTGAGCCCTAACTTCTGGCCGGGCCTGTTCGATCTCAAGCGGGAGCTTCATGCTGGGGGAGCCTCTTGCGCTGGAGCCTCTTGCGGCGGGGGTGCCGGTGGGGGTGGGGTTGGAACCATAAACTCCGACACATCCATCTGGTTGACCTTGCCCCACTGCGTCATCACGCCGTTGAACAGATCGGGCTGTCCGGCCTGGAGCAGCCCTTGGGCTACAGGCATGATGACCTGCATGAACGTGTTGAGGTTCTCGGTCTTGGTGGCGATGTTCGGCTTGCGGCTGCTGCCGGCTTCGACGCGGTAGCTGTACTCTCGCACCACGGACTCGGGGTCTTCGGCCTGGACATGCATCTGCCACGCCTGCGCCGCCATGTTGCCCAGGAGCGGAGCAACGTCCTGCGGGTACACAAGCCACCGCGCCAGGAGGGCCTCCTTGCGAGAGACCTCGGACAGAGCGTCTTCCAACGTATTTGCGTAATCGTCCGGCCTGACCGAAATCTGCTCGCTCTTCACGGCCGCCTCTGCGGCACTCCTGAAGGACGCCCTGGTCATGCCGTAAATCAGCTCGGTCAGACCAACTCTTCGATCAAAGAGATTGGTGACCTCGGAGATGATGTTGTACATGTCCTGGGTTACCCCAGGCATCTGGAAGACCGAGATCACATCGTTCACCGAACGACCAACGGCCTCGGAGATTTCTACGATGTTGAATCCGCCCTCGCTTCGCTCCAGGATCTTCGCCTTCAGGTCAGGATCCGCCGCCTTGGCCACACCAATGAGTGTCTGCGAGCTGGTGGCAATGCGCGTGGCAAGGAAGCTCATCGCCCAATTGATGAATCGAAGCTCCCCGATCCCGGGTTTGATGAGACTGATCGGCCAGGAGTATCCAGGCGCACCGTGCCACGCCAGGAGAGTGAACGGCCAGCCGGCCGGCTCTGCCCAGAAGGGAGCCGGCCACTGGGCGGCCATGAACATCGTCGGAGGAACACCACTCTCGTCCACTTCCTCCTGGAGCATGGAGGGCGGGATGTTGAGCGGGTATTCGATGCCTTCCGCAACGACGAGGTAGCAGTTGGGCCCAAGAGCGTCGAACTTGCCGCGGAGATCCTTGTCGGAATCCTTGAGCCGATCACCGAACCCGGTCTTGGAGTAAATCTCCCAGTAGGTGATCAGGTCGTTCGTCTTGCCGTTCTTGCGCTTGTATTCGTAGCCGCGGATTCCCTCATCCGCTCGGGAGGAATAGGACTCCAGGTGGCCCTTGAGATCCTCGCGGTCCAGGCCAAACTTGGCCGCCACCTCATCGATAGGCTGGGTCCGCTTGCGGGCTGCCCAGCGGATGTCCTCATACTCGTCGGCGTCGGGATCCCACACCAGATTGTCGATTGTGTCGTAGAACGACCCTGCGAAGCGCACCTGCCCGCCAGGGGGCTGGTACAGCTCATGCCACCACACGCCAGCACCCTTAATGAACGCCTCTTCCACCACCTTCCGGGAGTGCTGCTTGAGGTTGAGTTCGTTGGGGGTGTAGTTCAGGTAGTCTTCCAGCAGCTTGGCGATCAGCTTGCGGCGCTCCCACATCATGCCCTGCTGCTGCATCATCTGCTGATACATCTGCATGCCGGGGTCCGGCATCAGCACCGGCTGACCGTCAGGCCCCATCACGGGCTGGCCGTCCGGTCCCATCTGCGGGATGGGGGGCTGGGGCTGAATCCCCAGGAGAGCCGGCCCGATAATCGGGTACTCCTTGGGCGTCACCGTCCGCGACGGATTGCGGTGGTGGATGACGCTGGCAAAGAGCCGGACGGCCTCCCAGACACGGTTCACCACCATGCGAAAGGGCGGGGGGTCGATGCCTTTGTTGTAGCCCCGCTCGCCCCGGGAGAACTCGCTGCCCCACATGGCGTCCGGGTCGGATGAATAGAACCCCATCGCCTCCCGGGCGTCCTTGGAAAACGGCTCTTTGTGCTTCTCTGCTTGCTTAATGCAGTTCAACCACCGTGCCACTATGGGGCGCAAGGGATTTTCTTGGCTCAACCGACCACCTTCCAATCAGCCGCACGGCGATTCTCGGCATGGCGCGACACCAACCGAGCGGCGTGATCTTCCCCAGATAAACGGGCCACTTCCTTGCGCAGAGCCCACAGCTCGCGCAAAACGTCGGCGTGCAACTTCTGGTGCTTGCCGTGCCGCACCACAATTAAGTTTTCCGGCCTATTGTCGCCGTGACGGCCGTTGATGTGATGCACCTCGTCCTTGGGGTGCAGCCATCGGCCGAGTGCGTCAGAGGCTACCATGCGATGCTCCGCCACGTAGCCGCCCTTGTTAGCCTGCCGATGCCCAGGCTTGCGCAAGAAAACGTAGCCGCGCTCATCGACGTATCGCCCGCCACGCCAGTTCCAGTGCTCCGGACCGCGCGGGGGGCGGTGCTTGCCAGACCCCTTGGGAATTCCAAGCTCCACAAGACGGCGCCGCACGGTGCTGCCAGAGCAGCCGTACATCTTCCCGATTTCGGCCGCGCTTTTGTCTTGTTCATGGTGAAGCTCGCGCAGCCTCTCCTTGCCAACAGAATGCAACTTTGTGCGGCCCTTCCAGACGGGATGGCCCATTTCCAGTAATTGCCGTTCGATAGCCTTCTGAGACGGCATTCCTGGAATGCGAGCTATATGCGACAGCGGCATGCCGCCGGCATGCAGCTTTGCAGCTCTGGCAACGTCAAATACGGCTTTGGAAGGCATGCGGGTCTCCTACCTACTATTGCCCTGATCAGCCCTTTTTAGGGGCGACCGCGGCAATCTTCTTTTCCAGCAGGGAAACCCGCTCCGAAAGCATCGCCAGGGCCGGATCCTTGGGGCAATGCTCCCAAAACCCGTAACGCTTCCACTCCTGGAACTCGTTGACCCCCTCGTCCCCGACATGGTGGACCGAGGGCTTGAGGACCACCCCCAGCTCGCCCGACATGGCGAACAGGTTCAGGGTCCGGGAGCCGACCTTGCAGACAATCGCCGGGGACGCCTCGGCGCCCTCATGGGGGCGGAACAGGACAATCTCACCGACACCAGCCTTGGGCATCTCATAATTCATCGCTTCAAACTCCCTGTGGGGGCCAAGAGAATGCACGGGTCTTCAGACTTGCGTTGCCGTGCCAACCGTTCCGCCCGCCATTTCACCCACCACGGCTCCTTGCCGGGGCGGTTCGGGGGTGTGTGGTACTTTGGTTCGTACGCGCAGAGGTATTCCAGCGTCTGCGCGGCATGCACTTCACCGCGTGTCTGCGGCTCGTCGGTGATATAGACCGTGCCGTTGACCGTGGTGGTCTTCTTGCGATACCGCTTCAGCTCGCGGACGAGGTTGGGGCAGGCCCCCTCCAGGATTCGCAGGCGGGCCGTTCCATCTCCCCGAACATGGAACATCTGTCGGACCAGGGCCGTGCGGGCCGGAATGTCATCGGAACCGGGAATGAACTGGTGGCCCGAGATGGCGAACTTGATGCCGCGCTTCTTCAGCTCCTCGGAGTACAGCTCATGCGGGAGCCTGCCAGAGCCCAGGTCGCGCAGCGCGCCGCCGTGCATGTCCATGATCGCGGCGTAGATCCACTGCTCGTTCGCCTTGGCTGCGAACTGCTCGCCCCAGATGAGTGCGTTGCAGTTGCGGATATACAGCTCGTCGTAGATGAGTAGGAACTTCTCGTCCGGCGGGACGGCCGCAAAGAGCGTGGCCATCACCGCATGCCCCGGATCGATGCCGACATAACGAGTCCAGTCCGGGGGAATCTGCCCGTCCGGGAGCGCCGAGCGGTCCATCATGTGGATGGAGGCATTGAACGTCGGGTACATCAGCGTGGACTGGGTGGTGAACTCACCCTCGGCGCGCATGCGGAGTTCGTCTGCACCGAGAGACGCCCAGCGTTCGATGTTCTTCCGCTTCTCCTCGGGGTCGATGGCCGCGTTGTCAAGGAAGCGGAGCGTGAACTTCTTGATGATCGGGTCTTTGATCCCGTCCTCTTCCGCCTTGTCTGCCCGCTCGCACAGCCCGAGGAGCGCATCATTCCGGGAATGGGGCATGGCCGACCAAACAAAGCGGCCCTTGCGATCCGCAAGCCGAGCCTGCATCTCCCCGACCCACCGCTCGTTGTTCAAGTCCTCGTCCAGCCAGACTAGGTCGGCCTGGAAGCCTTGCGGAGGTTCTCCCTCGGAGGAGAAGCAGTAGATCGTCCAGCCGTTGTTCAGCTCGGCCTTGTTGAGGTAGCCGGCGTTCTTCTGGACCCAAGACATGTCCTTGATCAGTCTCGGAGGAATGAGCGGCGGGGCGGGCTTGGCCTCGGCCTTCCTGGCGTCATCCGGCCCAGGACGAAACGCTCTCCATGTCCCGGTCACTTCGTCCCGAAGGATCTTGAACGCCCCGGCTTTGAACAGGATGTTGTGAATCACCATTCCGATGTGCTGCCAGTTCCGGCCGACGATCACCAAGTTGCCGTTCTCCTTCGGGTACTTCCCGTAGGGATCCTGGCCCGTCGCCGCCCTGGCAGCCTCAACGGCAACGCAGAGCGACTTCCCCGCACGGTTGCCGCCGAGGACGATCCGCTCGCTCGCAATGCACTTGTGGATCTCATCCTGCCTGGGCATCGGCACGTACAGACGAAGAGCCTCCAGCCGACGCTCCGCGAGCGCCGACTGAACGTCCTTCATCTCCGACAGGGCGTGCTGAGTCAGCCCGCCAATCGGAGCGTCAGGCGTCGGGGGTGGCGGGACTTTGGGATGCTTTTTCATTTACCTGTCGCATCGTCATGGGCGTCCATTCCCCGCAGCCCTGGCGCTTGTCCAACAGAGGAAATTCCCACATTCCCAATCGGGCTTGCGGCGGGAACCGCCGGCACTCCCCCACCAACGCTTCCGGCTTCGACACTGCCCAATAACGGCAATCCTGGCACTGCATCGACCACCTCAACTTTCTGTAGGTTCATCGCTGCCTCCAGCACTTGCCGGCGCAGCTCGGCTTCCAACTCTTCTTCGCTCATCAGCTCAAGCGGTTTCTTGGCCCCGCCCATGGCGGTGTTGCCGACCACAAGACGCATGGTTGAATCCAGCATCTTGGTTCTGAACGCTCCACCGGCAGGGGAGTCGTAGAACTGCTTCATCCAGGCGTTGGCAAAACCTCGGACCCCGCCGAAGTATTCCATCATGCATTCCAGCAACTCCGAGGAGTGCGGAATGTTCGCCCCGCCGACGCGGGCTGCGGCGATGAAGGTCTTCACCGCGCCGCGTTCGATCTCGTCTAGCTTCTTGTTGCGGCGCTTAGAGCGTCCTTCCTTGACGCTCTTGTTGCGGCACTTGCGGCAACGGGCGTGCAGGCCGTCCTTCGACTTGTGGAAGTATTCCGAGGTTGCGGGAAACGAAGTCCCGCATTTGACGCACGCTCTATATTCCGACACGCCAGACGTTGCCAGTCACGGAGGGCACCAAGCCGCAATCCTTTACGGCTCGGGCCACATCCGGGAAAGAGTGGTAGTCATGCCCCGCCAGGACGAATTTCGCCTTGGGCTTCCAGGCTTCGATGTCAGCCTTCACGGCTTCGTAGGTGTGCTCGGCGTCGATGTAGACGATGTCGAACTGCGAATCGGTGAACTGCTTGGCTGCTTCCGGGGAGCGGAGGATCGCATGGCCGATGCCGTACGGCCTCACGTTCTTCTTGAACACCTCCAGGGGAGTGCCCCGAGAGCCGTCGTACGCCTTCGTCCCCTGGTCGCTAGAGCCCTCCCAGGTGTCGACACAGAGAACCCTGGCTCCGGCCTTGGCCATGATGATCGCTGACCTGCCGGCCCATGCGCCGACCTCGCAAACATATGGCGGGCGGCCATGCTCCTTAGTAAAGGCAGAGACCATCTCATGGATGGCCCGAGCGTCTTCGTCCGGGAGGTCCATCCCCATCGAATCGAACGTGACCGGGAGATCCGGGCCGCGGAAGTCCACAATCTTCACGGACGAATCGAAGCCAGCCTTACCGTCATCCAGAAGCTTCTTGCTGACATCCTTGGCCTCCACAACCACCGGCTTGCCAACGCACTTCGGCTTCCAGTGACCAGCCCAAGCGTCCCAGTTGCAATAGATGGGGTTGTAGCCCAGCTGCTTCTCGCCCACCAACGACATGTCGCGGGTGGCCGTGACATCCTCTGTGGAAGCCTTGTCGGCGGCGTACTTGTCGGTGAACTCATAGTAGAACCAAGGATTGCTGCCCTTGTCCTTTGGTTCCGTGAGTGCAAACGCCCGCATGTCGAACAGGATCAGCCCGGTGGGCAGAGCGGCGCAAGGCTGAATGCCGGCCATCTTCACCGCCGTGTGGCGGTCATACATCTCCAGCTGAAAGTCAGGGTTGGCGTTCTCGCTCTGGGCGTTCTGCCAGCGGAAGACGTACACGCACTCCTTCGGCGGGGGCCCGCAGTACGGAGCGCCGATGACGCAAGGCCCCTTGTGATAGTGCTGGACGAAGAAGTCGAACGATGAGTCGAAGAAGGGCTTCGATCCTTCTCCTCCCAAGTCGGGCTTCATGTCCGAGTCGACCATCAACAAAATATCCATGCCGTACTCCCGGGCCATCAACACGGCCCGGTTTCTGGTCATGGTGATCGGGGTGTCAGCAAGGTTCCAAATGCGGATCTCCGCAATGCGCTCGTCGCGCGACATCTTGCTGACCAGCGGTGTCATCCACTCACGGATGTCAGGGACTTCAGAGGAAATCCCGCCGTTGCCGCCGTAGGAAAAGGTGCAGATTCCGACGTTGAACTTCTGGATCATGCTCACCTCGGGGGAAGTGAATAGTCTATCAGACTACTGTACGGATGTCAACCATAGTTGAACAGTCCGGCCAGTGGGTTCTGCCAGCCATCCGCCACCATGTCGCCGGCCTGCCTCCACATGCCTCCGAAGTCATACTGCTGGGGGCCCTGCTCCATGCCGGCCATGTACTGGAAGTCGCGGTCGTTGATGTTTTGGATGAGCGCATCGCGCTGACCGAATAGCGGCGTGTCGGTCACGCTGCCATCGAAGTTCTGAAAGGCTGCCTGGAAGGGTGGCGGCCTGTATCCATCGGGCATGTACGCCAGATTGCCTGGACCTTCGCCACCGAATGAGTATGCGGGCGTGCGATAGGTAGGCTCCATGCCCATCATCGGAGCGTTGTTCCAGGCATCTGCGAAGGCGGTGTTCGACGGCCTGGGATACCCCATGGCGTCTCCACGCATGCCGGGGCGGAACGGCATGTCATCAGGGTTTGCCGCCATGTATCGGGGATCTGTGCCGGCGGCGTATGCGGAATCGAATTGCGGAGGCGGAGGGCTACCGCTCGCGATTCGGTCCAGCTCATTCATGCGTAGCATCCACTCGCGCTGCTGGCGGCCGTTTTCTATCTCGGCGGCCATGTACCCAAGCTCGCCAGGACGCCAAACCCGCTCCGAATCAACGAGGTTATTAAACTCGTCATGCCTTCGCGGCGGGCGACCGCCCATGCCGTCCCTAAATAGCGGGGGCGGGGGGCCGGCATCCGCCATGCGTTTCCTCACCTCCTCTGCTTCTTTTTGCAGGGCAGTCTTCTGCGGTGGGGGCGGGGCGGCGGCGTAACTCTTCTGCGGTGGGGGCGGGGCAGCGGCGTAACTCTTCTCGCGCTGTTGACGATCATAATTGAATTGATCTTCGTTCTTCCGCTCCTGGGCCGTCATCTTGGCGCGCCGATTGTATTCTTCCATCTTGGCCCTGCGCGCATCGACGGCAGCCCTGGAATCCTGGGCGGATTTGCCGATGGGCGGCGCGGAAGGAGGCGAGTACGCCCCGTACGGAGTGCCCTGCGGCTGCGACTGCATGGGCTGCGCCGCGCCGGGCTTGTAGGCCGACATGTCCGGAGCCTTGCTGCCAAACTGGTTCGTCGGCGCAGGCTGGCTTGGCGGAGCGCTCGGCGCTGACTGCCTCTGCCAATTTTCCCAATCCTGCAAGGCCCGCATTCCGCGTTGGCCCTCTTCGGTTTGCGTCCACTGCTGGTGGGGCATGTTGGCGTATTGCGGCGACTTCTGAATCAGCATTACTCGTCCTCCTGCCGGACAGTCAGGGCGTCGGTGCCCATGCCCGTTCCCTGGAGCATGCGGAGCAGCTCCATGTCTTCGTAGCCGCCTTCGGCCCGAGCCTCCGCAATCAGCTGGCGGAGGAACTCAAGATTCTGGATTGCCGCCCCGTCCATTGATGGCTCCTAAATAGAAAACGGCCCCGGCCCTCATCAGACCGGGGCCGTCCCCCGATTGCCCCGTGAGGGGCATGATCACGCCACGTTGGAACGAACAATCGCCAGAACCGCCGCCCCGGTCGTAGTGCCGGCCGAGCAGGCGTAGCCGATCACGCCCAGGCTGTCGTTGCCGGCACCCGTGGTGGCCGCAGCAACAGAGCTAGGCGTGACACGGCCAGCCGTGGTCGCACCCGTGGTGGCAGCAGTGATGGCAGCAAGCCGATCACCAGCCGCAACCGCCGTGCCCGAGAGGGCGTGCGCAACCTCGGTCGGACCATCGACAGTCACCCAGAACACATCGTTCACCGCCACGCCAGCGGCCGGGAG